GCAACACTAGGTCCAACGCCTCCATTTCCACCGGGAGCAGCGCCGCCGCTTGCTTGGCCGCCCGTTAAAAAGTAATGCGAAGTGCCCCCGTTCCCCCCAGCAGTAGCGGCTGGTGTGGTAGCAATTCCGCCACCCCCGCCACCCCCTGCTGCGCCAGTGCCTGATCCAATTCCAGCGGTTCCCGGGATCAAAGTTCCGCCACCCCCGCCCGCGCCGCCGATAAACATGGCGCGAGACGAATTGGCAGTGTTTGATCCCGCTGCGCCAGTGCTGATTGTTCCACCTCCTCCGGGGCCAGCACCGAACGCAACGACAAAACTTCCAAAAGAGGAGTTGCCACCAATAATTCCGATATTCCCATTTGTGCCGCCCACCGGATTTATCGTCACCGCTGCACCGCCTTGGCCGCCAGCGCCAACCGTTACGGATACGGACTCACCTAAAAGCGCAGCTTGCACAACTCGTTCAGAGTAGTTTCCACCAGCGCCCCCGCCGCCGCCAGCTCCAGCAGTGCCAGATGGCGTCTTGCGACCACCGCCGCCGCCGCCGCCGCCCGAGAAAAGCGCAACGTGGACAGAAATAGCCCCAGCGGGCTTTGTCCAAGTGCCACTGCTGGTAAACGTCTGCACATTGACGCTATTTACAGTGCCTTGTGGGCCAGTAGCTCCAGCAACTCCGGTTGCTCCAAATTGTCCCGTTAGAGCAATTGTCCAAAAAGTGGAACCTCCAGATCCTCCAATAGCGTCTACAGCTATTGTTATTTGACTTGCTGAATAGGCTTGTAGTGGACCTTCAACGTATCGATTTGGTTCTCCGGGAACAGTAGCTCTAACCCGTTGCCCGTTTACATATGCACTGTTTTCAGCCGGAGGACTAATAGCAAAAACCTTGCCGCCAGTAGTAATCGAATGGAACGTTGATGAAAGAAGTGCCGGAAAGCCTATGCCAGTAGCACCAGTGGCGCCCACTCCAGTTGGGCCAGTGGCTCCGGTAGCTCCGGATCCAGATGGCCCGGTCGCGCCTGTAGGTCCGGGAACAGTAGACACAGCGCCTGTGGCGCCTGTAGGTCCGGGAACAGTAGACGCAGCGCCTGTGGCGCCTGTAGCGCCTGTAGGTCCGGGCACTGTAGATACAGATCCGGTTGCTCCGGTTGCTCCGGGAACAGTAGATGCAACGCCTGTGGCTCCGGTAACTCCGGTTGCTCCAGTGGAGCCCACTGCTCCATTTGCTCCGGCTGCTCCAGATGGCCCAATAAGGCTAAATCCGGTTGCTCCAACTGGGCCAGTAGCGCCCGTTGCCCCAGCACTGCCTGCTAGAAATATAATCCAAGACGCTGTTGTTCCGGAGCCACTTACAATATCTACGTTTACCGTAAGATTTGTGGAAGAGTAAGACGTAATCGGACCTTCCATGTAATTGCTTGGAACAGCAGTGGATGCAATCCTGACCCTTTGCCCAGCAACAAACGCTGAAGATGTTGAACTTGTGTTTACGACAAATGTCTTTGACCCAGTTCCAATAGCAAAACTACTCAAAGACGTCAGAGCAGTAAAACCAGCACCAACAGGTCCAGTGGCCCCAGTCGCTCCGGCTCCTGTGGCTCCTGTAGCTCCGGGAACAGTAGACGCAGCTCCAGTGGCTCCAGTGGCTCCGGGAACGGTAGATACAGCTCCAGTTGCTCCGGTTGCCCCAGTAAATCCAGTAACTCCTGTCGCTCCGGTAACTCCCGTGGCTCCTTGTAATCCAGATGTAACAACAGCAAAAATAAGCTGGTGATTGTTTGCAAATTGAGAAACTCCACCAGACGTCAATAATGTGACTGGAATTACAATGTAGGCATTGTTTCCAATTGTTGGAGTCCCTGTGATTTTCCAACTCTGAAAATTTGCAGAATTATTTTTGTCCTGCAAAACAAACGTATCGTTAATTTTATAGAGCGGAAAAAACACATCAATGTCATTTCCAAGCCCGTCAATGTGAGATAACGCAATTTGAGTTGCGCTTGTTTGAGTTGAATTATTCCAAACAATGTGACCATTAACCATTGCCTGCGTTGGAGGCAATGTTTGCGTTCCTGTGTCCGCTTGATAGTTAAAAAATGACGAAGATTGCCCTGTCAATCCAGTAGCGCCAATTGTGCCAGTTGCTCCGGTGGCTCCGGCAACGCCAATTCCGGTGGCTCCGGTAGCGCCTGTGGCTCCGGGAACAGTAGATGCAGCTCCGGTGGCGCCAGTGGATCCAGTGGATCCAGATGGTCCGGTGGCACCTGTAGCTCCGGGAACAGTAGATGCAGCTCCAGTGGCTCCAGTGGCTCCGTTTCCAGTGGCGCCCGTGGCCCCGGGAACAGTAGATGCGGCTCCGGTGGCGCCAGTAGCACCAGTTCCAGTGGCTCCTGTAGCTCCGGGAACTCCAGTGGCACCAGTGGCACCAGTAGAACCAGTTCCTGTCGCCCCCACAGATCCAGTGGCTCCTGTAGCCCCGGCACCTCCAGCAACACCCGTAGCTCCTGTTGCTCCAGACCCAGACGGTCCAGTGGCGCCCGTGGATCCAGCAACTCCAGCAACTCCAGTGGCGCCCGTAACTCCGGCTCCAGTGGCGCCCGTAGACCCGATTCCGCCGGACAGACCGATGGTCCAAGTTGAATACGCGCCGGCTCCATTGATGAAGTCTACATTAACTATTAAATTGGTTGAGCTGTACGAAGTTACAACTCCCTCCATCCAATTGGACGGAGTGACAGTATTTGTCACCCTGACTCGTTGAGTTGCAACAAAAGCAGACGCTGTTGATGCTGCGTTTACGACAAAGGTCTTTGAACCGGACCCTACGCTCTGTAGGGTCGAAGATGTAAGCCCTGCGTATCCAACTCCGGTGGCTCCGGTGGCTCCGGTGGCTCCGGCAGGTCCAGTGGCTCCAGCAACTCCAGTGGCACCCGTAGCACCAACTCCCGTAGCACCAGTTGCGCCCAACAAGCCGGTGGCCCCAGTAGGTCCGGGGACGGTTGACGCAGGTCCAGTAGCCCCTGTAGAGCCCGTAGAGCCCACACCACCAGTGGCGCCAGTTGAGCCAGTGGTCCCGGTTGAGCCTGTAGAGCCTGTAGAGCCAGCTAGACCAGTTGCTCCAGTTGCTCCGGTTAAACCAGTAGCTCCGGTTGCCCCCTGTATTCCCTGCACGGGAAATGGAGTAATTGTCCAATTTGAAAATGTTCCTATATTGCTTACGGTATCAACAGACACCACCATGGTGGTCCCAGAATACGAACTGATAAAGCCAGCCATCCAAAAAGTAGGAAAGTTACCAGTGCGCTGAATTTTGACACGCATGCTGCTGTCATAGGCAACACTCGAAGAGCTAAGATTAACCGTAAATGTCTTTGTGCCAGCACTGAGCTCAAGATTCGCAAGTGATGTAAGCGCAGGAAAGCCAATTCCAGTTGCTCCAGTTACTCCAGTCGCGCCAACGATATTGGACAACTGAAGTGCTCGCATCATATAGCACATGAGCCCCTCACCTTCGTTTCGAGGGATATTAAACAACGTGGCTGACCGATTTGGGTCACATGGAATTGTCCAAACTATCTTTCCGCCAGAGACACTCTTTGTGATCTCCCCGTACAGGGACAACGTCAAATTGCTGATCAGCGACGGGACCGACTCCGCACTGATTTGAGGGTAGGGAATGTCTTGCCGGCAAACCCCAAGGTACGCCCCGCTATTTGAATCGTCACAGCCACAGCTCATAGTGTTATCGGTTCTTTGCCTGCTTCAGCGCAGCAGTAGCGTTTATGGCATCACGTTCGCAGGCTTGATAACGTGCCAGAGAATACCAAGTCTCAATTCCGGTCGATGTATATGTGTCTCCTGCTTTAAGGTGCAGGATCCCGTTGTTGGGATACCTCGATCCCGGAGCTCCTGAGGAGCCGGTCGTGCAACTTGTCAGCAAGCCGGTCGCCATCAGCAGTGCCAGCTTGCCTAGCTGCTTCAATTCGGTCTTCGAGGTCATCACAGTGTTGTGCAATATCGCGTTCTAATTCCCATCTGGCCCGGGTGGCCCGGATGGACAAGTAGGACTCAAGAATTCTGAGGAGGCTGAGTACCAGAGGCATGTGCTTTGGCTTTTGCTTCAGACATAAAGATGGCAGCTACCCCGGCCAATGCAGCCAATGCTTGACTGATGCTTTGCAGCTTGGAGTCAGGAATCTGAATACCAAACAGAGCCAGAAGAGACGAGACGCCGGCGTACGTGCTGGGCTCTTTGAGTCGAGAAATGATGATTTGAAGCATAGTGGTTTGATTGTAGATTATTATACCAACGACACCCACTCGCCACTCTTTTTTCGGTCGCGCAGTTGACTTAGCTTGAGAGGTGTATCGAGCTCAAAGTGCGGTTCGTCAATGATGCTTTTGAAATTGCCGCCCCAGCGAATGCCATGCTCTTTTGCGAGCTCACTGGCTGCTTTGTGCATGGCGCTGGCAGTTTTCGGATCGCTTTCATCAAGATATTTCCCGCCTCGAAACACGCCACAATCAATTGCGATGCCAAAGTTGTGCATCGAGTTCCCGGGCGGCGCCTTGGTCACAATCTTTCCCGGAGCAGTGCGGCCTTGAGCGTAGATCTTCGCTTGCTCCTCCCATGACCGGGTTCCACAGATCACTTTGTACTCGAGCCCCTTGGTTTCAGCCAGAGCCTGCGCCTCTGTTAGGAACAGCTTGAAACGCTCGTGAACGTCAGGATGCAATGTTGCCAGATTGGTTTTGGATCGGTCGTCCATGTTATTTGATGATTTTTGACCAAAGTTCTTTCCGGTCCCGCTCACACTCCATGACGGCCTCCCTGAGGTCTTTGATTTGGTCACTGAGAGTGTCCATGTGCTCGCTGCGCTCCTCATTTAGCCTGACGATCAGACCTTTGTTGGTTTGGTGCAAGAACCAGACAGCAACAATGGTAAACGCCATTGGCAAGCCTTGTCCGGCTACTTGCTCGAGCATTTTTGAGACAAGTTGCTCCATAATTACTCGGATGGAGGCGTGAATTGTCCGTCAGGCTGTTGGATCCATCCCGGACCACAAGGAATGCCATCTACATTTACAAGCATGGCGTCATCAGGGGAAGTGAAAGGCATTACTCCGTCCCAGATAATCACGCCCTGCACAATCTTGGTTGCATCATCAATAATGGCGTACCTCATATTAAAAGTAAGTTGTTACAACAACAATGCCCTGCGCACCATTGCCGCCTCCGCCTGAATTAAAAACATGCGATGCTCCTCCTCCTCCCCCTCCTCCTCCGTAAAATCCACCGTCACCTCCGCGCATTGCCACTTGTGTTCTGCTTGCATTTCCTCCTCCTCCGCCATTGCCACCAAGAGGAGCATTTAGAACGCCCACTCCATTAACTCCTGCTCCTGCTCCGGTTGAGTTTTGCCCGTTATATTGATAGCCAATCCCTCCAACTCCACCATTGTATACTGTATTTCCAGTTGTAACGCCTCCGCCTCCGCCTCCGCCCCCGGTGACGAGCGAATTTCCTCCCGCAAGTCCCGAAAGCCCACCGCCGGCTATACCTCCTCCACTAGCTCCTTGGAACAGTGCTTTCACGGCGCCACTTGCTATTGGTCCTTCTGCACTACCTCCTCTTAGTCCGCCGTAGCCAAAGGTGCCGGCGGCGGCAGACACCCAAAGACCAAAAGATGAAGCCGTTCCACTTGTTCCGCTGACTCCGTTATTTGGATTTAAGCGTGAAACTGCACCTGCTCCGCCAGCCCCGACGCTTACTGTCTCTGTTTGTTGAAGAAGTGTAGCATCTAGCGTTGCAGTGGTTATTCCACCACTGCCTCCTCCTAAGCCCCCGCCAACCGCGTTCCCGGCAGAATCTACGGCTCCCGATCCTCCGCCTCCGCCTGCTCCAATACATATTACATGTACAGATTTTGCTCCATTAGGCTTAGTCCATGTGCCACTGCTAGTAAATGTTTGAACATTAACACTGGTTACAGTGCCTTGTGGTCCGGTGTCTCCAGTTGGGCCAGTTGGGCCAGTTGGGCCGTTGGCAGGTCCAGTGGCGCCAGTTGCCCCGATTTCTTGAAATGGTAAAAATGTGATTGTCCAACCAGTAAGGTTACCACTGCCACTAAACGAAGTAACATTAACCTGTAAAGCTAAATTTACATAATAGGTTATAATTCCAATCATCCAAATTGATGGATTTGAACTTAGGCTAATTTTTATTTGTGTTCCAACACCAAATGCAGTGTTTGCACTTTGAGTATTTACGGTAAAATTTCTTGAACCAATCCCAATGTTAGTTGCTCCAAAAGTTGAAACTATTGGAGCGTATGAAAATCCAGTTGATCCTGTAGCACCTGTGGCTCCAGTAGAGCCCGTAACGCCTATTGGTCCTCCCGGAGATCCAGACGGTCCAGACGGACCAGTGGCTCCCGTAGCGCCAGACCCAGACGGTCCAGTGGCACCAGTCGCTCCAGCCCCAGACGGTCCGGTGGCTCCCGTAGCGCCAGCCCCAGACGGTCCGGTGGCTCCCGTAGAACCAGTGGTCCCGGTTGAGCCTGTAGAGCCAGTGGCTCCAGACGGTCCGGCGGCCCCAGCAGTGCCGGATGGTCCAGTGGCTCCAGTGGCTCCATTGCTTCCAGCAGTGCCGGATGGTCCAGTGGCTCCGGTCACGCCAGTAGCTCCTTGTAGCCCAGACGTGACGATGGCGAAGATGAGCTGGTGATTGTTCGAGAACTGCGGCGTGCCGCCAGACGCGACCAACTCGACAGGAATTACAATGTAAGCATTGTCCCCAATTGTTGGAGTGCTTGTAATTCTCCAGCGTTGAAAATTTGCGGAGTTGTTTCTGTCCTGCAAAATGAACGTGTCATTCACTTTGTAGAGCGGGAAAAACACATCAATGTCATTTCCAAGCCCGTCAATGTGGGACAACGCAATTTGATTTGCGCTTGTCTGTGTTACATTGTTCCAAACAACATTTCCGTTTCCTATTGGATCTGTTGGAGGCAATACCTGCGTGCCTGTGTCAGCCTGATAGTTGAAGAAAGACGAAGACTGCCCGGGCAAGCCTGTGGCTCCAACGGGGCCAGTAGCGCCCGTTGCGCCCGACCCGGATGGTCCTGTAGCACCGACGGCTCCGGTGGCTCCGGAGGCTCCGATCCCAGTGGCTCCAGTAGCGCCGGCCCCGGTAGCTCCAGTAGCGCCAACAATGTCAGCGGCAATGTCCCATGTGTACGAAGAGATTGGAGCACTCAAGTTACTGATGATCGAAGTAACGTTGAATACACAATTCCCAGACACTGAGTTGTATTCACTGAATGTTGCGAGGAACTCTCCCGCAAAAGAACTTTGGAACCTAGCCTTTTGACCCGGCAAATACGCGAGCCCTGTAACAATGGTTGCCACTTGAGTTCCAAGCGCCACAACTATTGTGCCAAACCAAGTGCCAAAATATTTGTCGCCCGGAGCGCCAGTTGGACCGCTCGGTCCAGTTGCTCCAACTGCGCCAGTTGCGCCAGTTACGCCAGCCCCAGTTGCGCCTTGAAGGCCAGTGGCGCCTGTAGCGCCCGGAATAGTCGAAGCGGCACCCGTGGCTCCTGTAGCGCCTCCCGGGTCGCCTTGTATGCCAGTTGCTCCAACTGGACCAGTAGCGCCCGTGGCACCCGATCCAGACGGACCCGTGGCGCCCGTAGCACCGGATGAACCGGTGTCACCAGTCGCACCGGCTGGGCCGCCGGCAGGTCCAGTTGCGCCGGATGGGCCAATTGGCCCGGGCACGGTCGAGTCTGCGCCGGATGGGCCGGTTGCGCCGGATGGGCCGGATGGGCCGGGCACGGTCGAGTCTGCGCCGGTTGCGCCGGTTGGTCCGGTGTCTCCAGTTGGGCCAGTTGGGCCAATTGGCCCGGGCACGGTCGAGTCTGCGCCGGTTGCGCCGGTTGGGCCGGTTGCGCCGGATGAGCCGGATGGGCCGGGCACGGTCGAGTCTGCGCCGGTTGCGCCGGTTGGTCCGGATGGTCCGGATGGTCCGGATGGGCCGGGCACGGTCGAGTCTGCGCCGGTTGCGCCGGTTGGTCCGATTGGTCCGCCGGCAGGTCCAGTTGGACCCTCTGGGCCAGTTGCGCCGGTTGGGCCACTTTCGCCAGATGGGCCAGTTGCGCCGGATGGGCCGGCAACGGTCGAATCTGCACCGGTGGCTCCAGTAGCTCCAGCGCCAGTGGGTCCAGTCTCACCAGTGGCACCAGTAGGGCCAACCGGACCTGCTGTGGTTATTTGCTGCCAAGTGCCGGGGTTTTCATTCGGAACAACATTTGTAGATGCCAAAATAGCAACATAGTTTACGCCCGAATAAGCAACCGCGTCACCAATAGCATAAGAAACAGACTCACTGTAAGCTCCTAGAAAATTGAATGGCGTAATAGCCGGTCCAGTTGGGCCAGCAACGCCTGTGGCTCCTGTTGGGCCAATGACGCCCGTAGCGCCAACTCCAGTAGCGCCCGTGTTTCCTGTGGCTCCAGTGGCTCCAGCAGCTCCTGTGGCCCCAATCCCCGTGGCTCCAACAGCGCCTGTAGCCCCGGTAGATCCGGGAACGGTAGACGCTGCGCCAGTAGCGCCAGTAGCGCCAACTCCGGTTGCGCCGGCAGCGCCGGTTGCGCCGGTTGCGCCCGGAATTATAGACGCTGCACCGGTGGCTCCTGTGGCGCCCGTATCACCCGTAGATCCCGTAGATCCGGTAGATCCCGTGGATCCCGTGGATCCTGTAACTCCAGTGGCTCCAGTAGCTCCAGTCGCCCCAGAGCCAGATGGACCCGTCGCCCCGACTGAGCCCGTCGCCCCGGTGGCGCCGATCCCGGTGGCTCCAGTCGCTCCGGATCCAGATGGACCGGTGGCTCCAGCAACACCTGTGGCTCCCGTGGCTCCAATGCCAGTGGCCCCGGTGGCCCCAGCAAATCCAGTCGCTCCGACTGATCCAGTCGCTCCTGATGGGCCGGCAATGCCTGTGGCGCCTGTAGCTCCAGATCCAGTGGCGCCGGCAGAGCCAGCAGAGCCAGTGGCGCCTGTGTTTCCAGTAGCCCCAGTGGCACCGACAGATCCAGTGGCGCCTGTTGCGCCTGTCCCGCCAATACCAGTCGCTCCAGTGGCGCCTGTTACCCCTGCTCCAGTCGCTCCGACACTGCCAGTCGCCCCCGTAACTCCAGTCGCCCCCGTAACTCCAGTTGCGCCAGCGCCAGTGGCGCCCATTACGCCAGTGGCTCCCGTGGCTCCCGTAGGAATGAACGGATCCCAAAACGCCGGATTTGAACCCGGAGTCGTGCCTGCCGGGACGTTCTGTTTTGCAATGTAAAAATCGGCCATATGCTATGGAAGGGTGACGATTGCGCCGGTTGTGTAAGCTAGGTTTGGCGCCCACGTTGGAGCATTCGTTCCGGGCAGCCCAGATGGACCTTGAACGCCAGTGGCTCCAGTAGCGCCCGTGCCGCCCGAAATGCCATTTGCGGCTATGTACTGCAATAGAGTCAATGTGTTCTGCCTGTACACGGCAGTAGACATGTTGCTCTGAATATCTACTACTCCTGAAGATCCTGCAATGTCCTGCAATAAAAGCAGGCTGTATTCCTCAAAGTTAGCTGTGGAAAGAATGGACATAGGTCGCAGTAATTTGGCCTGACTAGAAGGGGCCGGCATGGCGCCGACCCCCTCGTAGTCAGGTCACTTTTAGAGACCCGTTGCAGCAGTCGAGCACGGCAGCGGCTGTCCGTCAAACGGGCAACGCTTGAACAGGATCGGCATCACATTCTGTGGCCGGATCGGCTGGATAGCCCGGCTGATCTGGTAGATGTGCTGACCGAAATCCCCGTACAGGTTGCAGTCGTTGTCGCGGAAGTAGGTCCACTCGAGCTCACCCATGGCCAACTGAGGCGCGAATTTGAACGTACCTTCGCCCATGTAGCCTTCAGGAACCAAACGCTTGAACGAATCGCCAGCAATCACGAAACCAACTTCGTACGGAGCGTTGACCCAGTCCGGGTTACGACGCTGCGCAAAACCATTGGTGACGGCAGTCGAGATGATCGGGTTGACCAGCACGAGGTTGCCGTTGGAGTCGAAGCCAGTGGCCCGGAGAGGCTGCTGGTCGATCCCGAATGCGAACCCCCTATAGCCTTGAAATTGGTAGCCGCTGATGGACTCTTCGCCGAGCTTGAACGAGCCGGCAGAGAGGTACAACAGGTCTTCCTTGACGTCCGCGTCGTTACGGATGTTTTCGATGGCGTCGGAGCCTAACATGACCTGAAAGAACTCGCCTTCCTTAGCAGCGAAAGGCTCTGCGAGCATTTCCTCACGCAGGAACGTGCCGGCCCGGTAGAGCGTCTTGAAGTTGAGAGGACCGTCCGGGAGCGTCTGTGCGAACTTCGTGTTGATATTCTGCATATCACCAGTCAAATTCGTTGTGAATGAAGCAGTTGTGTTAACAACGTACTTCACACCAGACTGGATCAGGTACTGATACCGGATGTCAGCGTTGATGATCTGCAAGATCGTCTTCTCCAAGCTCACCTGCGCCTGCAAGTACGAGCCTTTGAAGGCAGTACGAGCCTGCTTGACGCAAACTCGGGGGCCGGCGCCGCGCAGCGTCTGAAGGCTGAACTGGTACTCGGTCGAGCCGACTTGGTCAGGAGTGGCGCCAATGCCGCAAAGCGAGGTGTCTTCCACGAATGTGGGAGAAGCCAGCGAGGCAGCAGGAACCGCCATTTCCTCGACCACGGAGCGCACCACATCAGAGACGTTAGGCAGCGTGCCGCCATCAATCGAGTTGATGTAGGGCGATTTGCGAGCAAGCACCTTGGCGATCTGGCCGATGATGCGGTTGACATCCTTAGAAGCGAAGTTCTGGATGGTTGCAAGATTGATACAATCGTTTGCCATAATAAGTTACAAGTTGATGGTTTGGTTTTTGTTTCTGGGGCTGTTTTAGTTGTTTCTGGACACTCGGAATCCGAACGCAGCCTCTGCTTTGGCTGGATCCCGGTATCCGCGATTCATCGTGCGGCTGAGTCCGGCGTCGGAGCTCCAGCCACCTCCACGCACCCGGCGCCCGTAGAGCGGAGTTGCGTCATCAAAACACCATTCGGCTACATTGCCGGACATGTCATACAGGTTGATTTCGTTGAAGCCTTTTGTGCGAACCGGCTGGGCTCCAGCATTGAGGCTTGGCTGGTTTTCGCGGGTCCACGCCACCGTGTTGGCAGTGTTGCTGCCAGAGTAGGTAAACGTGCCGCTAAAAACGCCGCCCCAAGCCGCCCATTCCCATTCCCGTTCAGTGGGAAGCCGGTAGCCGGTTCCTGCTGTTTCTACAGTCGGGACAACTTCGCCAGTCGTGTACCACACTTTTGCCGACGCAGTGGTTGCAACAGCCATGCTGCCAGACACAGTCAGGTAGCGGAATGCAGTTGGGCTCGTGACAGTCACGCTCCGGGTCAGGTTGTACCCTGCCACGCTTGCGCCTGAGACAGTCACCCAATTTCCGGTGGACAGCTTGTGGCCCCCGGGGACGGTTGCAGTCGCAACAGTGCCAGAGCTCGAAAGAGCGGTGATTGCGAGTGTCCCTACGCTGTAAACAGGAGTCAGCGTGCCTTGCTGAAGAGTGGCAGCATTGCACCACTTCAAAGCGTCGTACCAATCGACATTTTCAACCGGCGCAGTGGCAGACTTGCCGCTTCCAACAGAACCGATGTCGAACCCGTTTGCGGCAGCGTACGTCCGAACCCCTTGAAATTCGGTCCAGTTCACTTCCGTTTCACCCATCCTCGCAGTGGCAACGGTTTGCCCTTTGAAGTTGGTTCCATTTCCAAACGTGCCACCAGTGACGGTGACAAACGTATTCCAGACTGCGTGCGCATCCCCTGCAAAAGCAGCGAGCATTGCAACTGCCAAGATTCCTTTGAGGAACTTCATATTAGTTTTTAAGTGGTGTTGGTTGTTCAGCTTGAACAAGCCATCCAGTTAAAAACTGAGCTACGTTCAAGCGTGCGTTTCCCGTGTGGAAAACGAAAAAGTCTTGTTTGTAGCCCCCGTCGTCTGGGCAGATAAGCGACCGTTTTGCGGTTTAGGTCCGCCAACCGGCACTATACGGAAGTGCCGCGCCGATATGCCATCTATTACACACTTAACATCAATGGCAAGGCATTTTTATTAAATCACTCAACAGCATCCACTGGTTCATTATTGAAAATGAACTGCATTCTTTCAGGTCTTTTCCTGTCTCCACGCGAATGAACATGGCAAACCTGTTCAATCAATGTTCCAAGTTCAGGTTCTGCTCCAAGAATATCAATTTCAGATCTGACCTTTCCGTCCTCGACCAAATCTTCCATCAAAAACCTTTTAATGGCGTTTGTGCAGTGATCTTTGGAAGCGTAAAACAAATAAGCCGGCCCGCTGTTGATAAGCAGCGTCTTTTCCATCGCTCGCTTTGCCATTTCAGGAGTCAAACGAAGGTTCAGCACATCGTAGTCAGACATCCAGCCGCCTCCAGCAGCGTGCAAGGCGCACCAGCGCGTGAACCGGGCATGAAACCATGCAATTCGAGCCTGTAGCCACTGCTGGCTAATCCCGGACTGGGCCAGCTTTTGTTGCATTTTGTTGTAGAGCGTGCTGCCCTGAGCGTGAGACCGGTTGAGCATCACTGGCTCCCAGCCATTGGCTGTCCAGCTTGTCTTCCACCAGTTCGCGCAAGCAAACTCCTCGGATTGATCTGCTGTCGGGATGGCTTGGTAGTAAGCGTATACTTTCATGGATAAATTACGAGTGCTTCACGGGGATTCCCAAATCAATATGGCACTGGTGACCAGCCTTTTTGGCTCGCTCACAAAACGAGATATCCTCGCCTTTTGCATGGCTGATCGGACCAAAATAATTGAACGGAGAGCTCGCCGTTGAGTGCAGCTCCGGGAACGCCTCCCGGATATCCTCAAACACCTTGCGGTGGACCATCAGCGCCCCGGTCCCCACCCAGTCAACCGGCGCTATTCGGTCAGCGTGCGAGCGTGCCGCCGGCTCGAGCGACAGGTCGCTGCAAGCGATGCGCCCGAGCCCGCCATGCTGGAAGTAAGCAGCACCGACCAGCGTCTTGCCGGCGCCAATGAGACGGTGCAATACGTGCCTCTGGAGGGCATTGGTCGGCACGGTGGACGCACTTGGCACCCAGCTCCGAAACCACTCCGCTCGACCTATTGCCGGCACAATGTCGTCGTCGAGGAAGAAGAGCCATTTGGCATCCGTAGCCATAAACCGTTCCACCATCAGATTTCTGGAGCGGTAGATATTTGAGTCGCCAACAATAGTGTCGGTCCGGATCCTGTCCTTCCCGAAATCAAGCATCATGGCCGACACCGCGTCAGCAGTCGCCGGGCTCACGGTCTTGTGCCAGCATTTCCCGACAAAGATGTCTCGCCCGGCGAACTCGCACCGGTAGTTTGGCATCCCATTTCGGTCATGCGTCTGGGTGATTGTGTCCGCGCTCGAGACCGGCTCTGCTTCCGCAACAGGAGACGCCTGCTCGGCTTTCTTTGGCCGGCCACGTCGCTTTGCTGGCGCCTTGTCCTCGACAGCCACGTCAATCATTTCGTCTTCAGCCTCTGGCAGCCTGTCAATTTCATCCGGCTCAGGATCCGGCGTTGATGCGACAGGTTTTCCTCCCAGTGATCTGGGCGCCGAAACAGGAGTCTGGAACGGGTTTGCAGAGTCCAGCGCAGCAAGTGTCCTGCGCTCCATGGGTGATACTTTTTCGCTCATGGCTACAGGCCGGCCTCGTCGAGACCCATATCAATTGCTGCCGAGCTGTTCATCTTGAGACGGTCGCTCAAGCTGCTTGTCTTGGACGGTTGGCCGGACACCGTTTGCTTCGGCATCCTCCCGGATGACTTGAGCGCCGCCAGTTCTTTTTGCAGTCGGCCAAGTTCGCCCTGTAGCTTTGTCCTCTCCCCCTGCTCAAACCGGAGTTGGTTTGTGACAACGTGAGACAAAGTGGCGGCAGCAGCAACAGCAGCACGCTCTGTCGGGCTCTTGGGGTAAAGCGCAGACGAGAACTTCTCGTGCAGGTCTTGGACTCCAGCATTGTGCTTCTGGACTCGGTCAGCCTGCTCTTGCGTGGCGCCCGGGGGAATTTCCTGAAACCGAGCCCAAGGCACGTTCTTTGTCACATCCTCCATGTAGGAGGTAATGTGCTGGTTCTCTTGCTCATATGATTTTTGCCGCTCTGCTTCTCTCTGTTGGATCCACTGCTCCTGATTTACGGCTGACTCGTCAATTTCAGCCTGACGAGCGGCTTCTGTGTCGTCGATCTGCACCAGTGCATTTTCGAGGCGGCGAGCATCTGTGAACCCATCCTCAGTCTGGTACAGTTTGTCGATGGCGTTCTTTTTCCACCAAGACTTCGACACCTTTGCGGGACCACCTGCCTCCTGAATGGATTTGATTACCTCTTCGCCAGCGCGATGCTTTCGCAGAAGGTTGTAGATGCCCTCCGTTGCATCATTGATCGGCTTGTCAAACTTGGCTTGGAACTCAGGATCTGAGCGTAGGTCAAACGTAGAGCGAAACCGGCGCAACTCTTCGTAGTCAGACGGGAGTTGGGGCTGTTGCGTCTGAGCCTCGGTCAGCTTTTGTCTGAGAATTTCAACCTCGGCAGCCTGCTTCTTGTATTCGGTCGCAGTCTTTCGCAGCTTCTCCCAGTTGCTGACCTGTTTTTCTGACATCCCGGGCGGCGTTTGAATTGCCGCAATTTCTGGGTCGATATCCTGCTGAAATGTCTCGTTGTTTGTCCCGGAATTTTGCTCCGCAACACCCTGAGGTTGTTCAGTGTTTGCCTGAACATTTCTTGAAAACTGTCCAGAATTGTCCTGAGATTTGTCCGCTCCAGAGCCCTCTGATTCAACCGCATCGAGCAGGGCATCAATCTGATCCGACGTGCTCTGCGTGATTGGATCCGCGTTGAGGTTTTCTGCGCCACCATCTGGGTTGGCTGCTGTGATTTCCGGCACTGTATTTTCTGTATCTAGCATATTATGTTGTTTTTAATCTACTTACATTGATGTGAATGCGCCTGCTGACGAATCGTCTGCCTGCAATTGCTCTGACAGAATCCCTTCGATGATTCTCAGTACGTACTCGGCTCCTTCTTTGTGTTTTGCCTCAAGGGCAACCTGCTCGATTGTTGTGCCGGTCAGAATTGGTACTTGAGATCGAAGATGGGCGAGAAGCCGCCCGCCTGTCTGCTGATGGTATTGTCTGAATCTGGCGCTATCTGATTGGTTCCACATTGATTATGCTGCTGTTGATGGCCTTGGTGGAGTCGCAACGCTTGCGACACCTGCGTTCTGAGACTGATTCTGCTCCGAGTAAATTTGGCCAGCAGCATTCATCGCTGCTGCTGTTGGACGAAAAGAAGAGCCACCAGAAGAAGCGGCAGCAGGCTGTATTTCTGGAGGTGGCGGTGTGTTCTGGCCAACAGTGAGATGCTTAACAGCCTCTTGGTACGCCTGCTTAAATGCTGCCACCTGTTCTCTCGGAGCGCCCTTTGCTTCAGCCGCCGAAATATGCTGGGCAAAGTGCTGCATGGCCCGGATAAGCGGCTGCACACCTTCTGGAGGAAGCCCTCCGGGAGGGATGTTCTGCATGACCGGCATCAGCTTTTGCGCCATCGTTTCCAAGTGAACGATATCGTTGTCGCGAGGCGAAACCGGGATGTCTTGACCGGCGACAATGGATTGAAGCTCGATGATCTGCTGACGGGTCGCCTCGATGGCCATGGCCTCGATTTGATCCTTCGGCAGGATGACCTCGTTGGCAGTCGTCTGGCCCAGTTTCCTGACCCAGTCCAGCTTCATCAGGGCATCCTGATTGATGTTTGGGTTGCCCATGTACCGCTGGATCATCAGGTCCAGAATCTGGTTGTCCTGAGCCGTCTGGTCAGGGATGAGCTCCACGGCAGGACTGTACGCCAACAACAGGATGTCGCTTGGCGGGATGTTTTTGTCCAACATCTCGAGACAGCAGTTGATAGCATCCTCATCGAGGTGCTCCGGCACTTCAAATGGAACGAGAAACGGAGGCATCTCCATCATCGAGCGGTCAAACGCATCGACGACCTCGCGCCGCGCCCAGATGGCACGCGGCTCAGTCTGGCGAACCAAGTCGATGACTCCCTTTAGGTCCGCTGCCGCTTTAAGGTGTTCCGGGTGACAAATGCCACGTTGCATGCGCTCAACAGCGTGCGACATCTGGCGACTGAACCGCATCAGGATCCCTTGCCTAAGTTGGTTCTCAATTGACGCGATGCGATTGACCTCAGACGCGGTTTTTGCGCTGCCTTGCGTCTCGACCGGGCTCCCGGGAAGGAACGTGCCAACCTGAATTTCGGCGAGTTGACTGACGAATTTGTCCAGCCGCAAAAAGTCATCAACGTCAGCCGGCAGAGACTGGGGAATGACATCGTACCCCTCGGCCACAAACGCGACTGGGTGATGGACCGTAAGCGGCGCCATGTTGGGCTTTGCTGTTGGCCCCTTTTTGAGCAGAAGCAGCCCTTTGATGTAGCTGTTGTCCACCACAAGGTTTCGAGCCTTGTCCACCGCAACATGGGTGTTGTACAGGTCGCGCCCAGCGCCCCGGGAGGACATCAGGTTCCCGGATCCGATTTCGACTGCAAAGAGCGCGATGGTCTCGGACATTTTGTTGTAGCGATCAATCTGCGTACAAATCTCATCTCCGCTTTTGTCGTCAAAAAGGTAACGTGAAATTTTCCCGTGCGGCTCTTTAACAAGGATCTCACCCAGCTCCACATACTTTGCGTCATTTTCGTAGCTGGCTCCGTACGAGCCCTCCCTGATCCAATCCTCGTACCGTCTGGCGTCGTCGTCAGCATCGAGCGTGCGCCCAGCCGGGATGGCGTTGTTAATGGCTTTGACGAGGTTCTTAATGTGCCAGCCAGCGAGAATTGACATCTCCTCCCGCTCGAGCACGGGAAGCAGTTCCGCAATTTGATACCGACGCTTGCGAGCCCAGATCGGAGTCGCGTCGGCAACCATTGGAGTCTCGATAGAAAAGAAGGTGTAGTCCTGCCGCAGGAAGTCGGGCTTCCAGTCACGCAAGTCGTCCCAGCACCAACCACAGAACCCAAACGTGGTGTTTTCGTGGACCGTCTGCGCCAGCAGGTCGTCCCAGCCATTCCAGCCCCGGATGCACTTGGTAATGGACTCGCGAAACACCTTGGTCTTGTGTTCCGAATCAACGGACTCAATCGGAAACCGTGTAAACGTCAGCGTGGCTGCTTGGTCGATGATCTCCCTAAATGGAGGCTGGATCCTCGACACCATAGTACTAAGGAAGCCAGTAGGACGATTTGAACGCCAATTTTGGCCCATCGATTCAAGTTTTTTGGGCTGGTACGGAGGTTCATTGTTGAGCTTTTTCTGGATGAGTTGGTTCTTTCGGTTTCGCTCGACATTTTGTTGCTTGAGGCGCCTGTACGCGGAGTGTGCCTGCTCGGCGTTCTTGAAGGTGCGGCGAACCTGCAACGTGTCCGGGTCAACCGTCTCGTTTTTGCCGGTGGACTGGTCCGTGACGTCGAGGTCCAGAATGCGCGGTTTCTCGTAAGCGTCTGAAATGCGCGGTGCCTTGTCGGCAAACTTGTCCGTGATTTTTGGATCGAGTGGCTTGGCGTAGTCGGACATGGCTTTAGAGGTTTACCCAGCAGTTCTCTGGGAGGTTGGTTGCCTTTTGCAAAACGGACCTATCCATGAATACGGCAGTGCGGTTGTCGTGACGCATGAGCCGGCAGCCGCCAAGGACCGCTGTTGAAGCTGTGTCACGAGCCTGTCTGACGCTGGCGCAGACTCTCTCTGCTGCCGCCACACAAGAGCCGCATCCACCCCTCCAGTTCACGTTCTGAGGGCACGCACGGCACGTCTTGGCTCGGACCTCGGCTAGGTCGTCCGTAACGAGCGGATGGGGATCCTGAGAGGTGAGGATGTTGCGAGCCCACGTCTGGATATCATTGAGCAGGTCGGCGGATGCTGTTTGTGGAGTGATGCTCGTAATCGTCACCATGTCCACCCCGTGGCAGAAGTTTGGCCAGTTCGAGCAGATGTACGAATTTACATCGCCCTCAACATCTCCGGACGGAAGGTGATTTTCAGCCCGGTAGTTTTGGACGTTTATCAACAAATCCCGGTACGTAATTCCGGTCAGCTTGACGTCTGATTCATAAAAGTGCCATCCCCCCGGGGGGACCATTCCCATGATTGGCGTCGGCATGTTAAACAACAAACTCGTGGTGGCACTTTGGACAAATTGTCGTGTCAGAGTCCGGCTTTTTTTCTTCCTCTTCCGGAATCTCAGGATCCTCATCCGGGGATCCAATCAACTCATCAAGTTCTTCCTTGGTGAATCCCAGCTTCGACATGTCAAATCCCTCTTCCCTGAGCTCATCAATTTCAGCGGCAAGAATATCGTAATCCCATGTCGCCATGGTCGGGAGCTGATTATCCGCAATGGTGTACGCCTTTACCTGAGCGTCGGTCATGTCGTGCATGACGATGCATGGGATCTGTTTGATTCCAAGTTGTTTGGCAGCCTCAACGCGACCATGGCCGGCAATACTGCGACCAGAAAAGTGAATCAGGACCGGGTTTGTAAACCCAAATTGAGCGATGCTTTCTTTCAAGCACACAATCTGCACAAGCGAATGCTGTCGAGCGTTCCTGTTGTAGGGAATCAGCTCGTCAATCGGTTTCATGACCACTTCCATTCTCAAATCAGTTTTTTGGGGCATGTGCTGGGCAAAGCGGGATTTTTAAGCCGTTGTTCATTTTGTACGACTTGCTGGTAAGCGTGTCACATTTTACAAATTATCCGGGGAGTTTTTGAACGTGCCCGCATTGCCTGAGCTTTTGCTTAACGTATCCCTTTGGTTCTTTCATAAATTTATTGACCAATGAGTAGCATTGATATTAATTCACGCAAGTAAACCTCGCAAGCGATGTTTGCGATTCGATTTTAATCGTGGGATGGAGCAGTCTGGTAGCTCGTCTGGCTCATAACCAGAAGGTCGATGGTTCAAATCCATCTCCCACAACCAATTTGCGACACCTGCTTAGTAGACTTCCGCGACACCTGCCACTGTGCAAAGAGTGGTGCGACAACAGGAGAGACTGTAATAGAGCTCGCCAAGGCTATGCGAAAGCACCTCAAACCGGCGGGCCACAACCCAATGCGACACATGCCTCTGGCTTCATGCCGGAGCGGATTTGCTTTACGTTTTGCGTGAGGTTATTCGAGTGGTGTGACTAACGGGAGAGACCGCTTGAATTTCGGGACGCCGAGACGGGAACGCCGCCGAGTCAATGGGCGTGACATCCGGGAGAGACCGGGCTGCGACACCTGCCAAGAACTCGCCCTTATCGAGATGAGTGGTGTGACCTGCCGGAGAGACGGCACCGATTTTGTGGACAGCCGAATGGTGCGCAGGGAGATCCTGCAACAGGTGGATTGTAACCCTCATGAAACAAAGGCTTCCACAAAAACGAAAGTCCCCGGACATCCTCACACGAGGAGCCGGGGTTTTTCGCTGCCAGCCATGAAAGGCGCCAAGCTACATGACGCTGCTGGCAGGAATCAACTTCCTTCGGATCCTTACGGTGTTAATTCGTTCGCACTTCCGACAGTCCATTGGCTGGTCCCTGTACGGAATTGAACGGCTGTTCACTCCCGTAATGTCGCCGCATTCGCAGCAGTGTTTCTCGTGGACCCGGACGAACTCCTGCTGCTGGGCTTTGACGAGCCGTTTCATGGCATGCTGCTTGATGTCAGGCCACTCCAGTGGACCGTACCACAAGAGGCATTCTGGAGCGATATCTAGCAGGTAGGCGAGGTCGTGCCACGCGGCTTGTAGCGGGACCGTGGCAAAGTTTGTGACGCTGGACGACCAACCATTCTCTGGGTGCTTGAGTGTCGCAATCCAGTAGTCCCCGGGGACTGTAGGACGAGTGTGGGAGTACAGCTCCCATTTGAGGTACGAGCTCATCAGAACTTCTTTCCGCCATGCATCCGGGACCGGCCCCTGTTCATCTCCATCTTGGCCTCAACGGCGTCACCTACGCGCCAGCCTCGGTGCGCAGCGATGTCCATGATCCGGATGATGACGTCGGCCAGCTCAGCCTCGACCCCGGAGTACTCAGGGATCTTGTCGTCCGGCGGATCCCCCGCCCGGGCGGCCTCAATAGCCTCGGAGAGCTCGGAGTGAATGAGGGCAATGCAGGCGGCGTCGAGTGTTGCCTTGGTGAAGTCCAGCAGCGTAGGAGACTCGCTTGCTGCCAACTTCTCCATGCCGTCCCTTGAGTCCCACCAGCCCTTCAACCGAGCCGTGGCATGCACCTCCTGAGCGGTCTCTCTAAACACCTGACCAAAGCCCAAAGGGGGGACGTCCGCAACCGGGGGGATCTCCTCCTTCAGTGCACCCGCAGGGGGCGCGTTTTTTTTGAGCCAGATGTTCTTGATGTATTCGTGGTCAATTTCGCATTCGTCCGATGGTGAATCCATATATGTGCGTGGTGTTACTGTGAAAATGTGCCAAAGAACGCCCGGCCAAAGCATCCGGACCCGTTAAATTCCGCCACCTGACCGGCCTGCAAACCGATCCACCGGTTCAGACTTTCCTCGGTGAGCTCCTGTGGGTGCCCCGGGTGCGGCGGCAGGTCAATCCACTCGAACAGCCGCAACACCGGCGCCAACGCCTTGGCGTTTGCAATGATCTTCTCCGGGTCGTCAGTGTGTTGGAGGCAGTTGTAGATCCAAACCTCCTCAAACTGTGGTAGGTCCAGCGTGTCGGCGTCCTCTCCCCGGGCAACATGCACAGAGATCCCCTTGGCGATGTACCGCTCCAATGTCCACACAGGGTATTCCAGCGGATCAACAACGCACCCATGCCAAAGGTTCCGCGCCTTCAGGAGCATCGAAACCGGGCCGCCACCAATGTCCAAGATCCTTTTTCCATGCACATTGAAGTCGTAATTTCCGATCTCAATGCCCATGCGTTTGGCATACACAAACTGCTTGAGCTCCTCTTCAAAGGTCGAACAGCAGTTCCCCCAAAAGTCTTTCTCAAAATCCATATATGTACAATTTCTTTACACTACACCTTGGCTACAAAAGTCGTTCCCGGACCCGGGACACGCGGCAGCCTGCCGTTCTCGTCGTAGATCCCACTGTAGGGACTGATCCTGTCAGGCGGCAGTCCGTTTCCCTCGGTTCCTGCCGGCGGGAGGACTCTTTTTGGCCGGTCGAGAATTGCCAGACCTGCTGTTGGCACGCTTCCGAGGTACTTTGCCTGATACTGAGGGATGCTTGGAATTGGTAAAACGGTCATAATAAGAGCTGAATACGTAGTTCGCACTGAACCCAACATTCAGAATCACCTCTGTCCAGCTTGGAGTTGACAAGGTGGCAATATTTAGGACAGCACCGGCAATCACAATTGAAGACACGAACTTCCGCGTGAACATCAGCATCTGATTACCGTGGATTGGATGGTCCGGGCGCCCGAATACCCGAAACGAAACATCCAGCACGGCAATCGCCACAACAGCGTTAGCGACGACGTTTATTAGCGTGAGTGGATTCATCTGTAATCAGTTTGGAAGAAATCAATTCGATGGCGCGCAGACCGGCAAACCCAAGCAGGAATGCGATGGCGTAGGAGTAGTGCACGTCGTCCTCCAACCTCGACACCTTCAAGATCAGTGGCGTGACGTAGTTCGCAGAGGCTGCGCCTCCCACAATCGAGAGCACCGAACGACCCACATTCAGGCCAGCGGTCTTTGAGAGCATCATCAAGGCACCAAACAGCCCGGCTGTCGCCAGCCCTACGTCAATGCCCTTGTCCTTGAGGTCCATCAGCCCAGCGTAGCATCCAATAACCTACCTTTCAACTGCACAAACGCAGACACTAACGCCTGCACCCGGACGTACGCCGGCAGGTTCGTCGTCTCCGCCGCCTCAGGCAGCCGGTCCAGCACCTCGTTCACCAACTTCAAATCCGCCACCTCGGCTCGTACCCGGTCCGTCAATTGATCCAACAGCTCCAATGTATTCATATGTCACTCACTGAAGTCTACGAAGCTCACCGCACTGTCAACCAGACTCGTCAGCGGCTTGCCCTCCACCTCTGGCTTTCGCTCGGTCATGGTCGCCACGTTGCCGCCCCTCTGGCGCAACAGGTGGACCAGCATCGAGAGCGAGTCCAGCGCGTCCGGAGATCCCAGCCGCGTCCGCTTGATGTAGTCCTTCTTGCTCTCCACCCGGACCATCCCCTGCCCCTTCTGCATGTACCGGCGCCCAGTCGCCTGCTTGACCAGATCCTCGTTCCGAAAGCCCGGGCTGATCTTGAGCCACTCGAACTCGAGGTATTTTGAGAGCGCGAACAGGAGCTCGGTCACCAGTCCGTTGTAGAGCTCGTTTGCCGGCTGGCTGTCGTCCCCCATGATCGGCGTCTCAGTCGCAGCCCATGAGTAGTTCAGACCCATGACGTCGCTGCCAAACGTCGAGCACAACACATCGTGGATGCCGGCACCGTTGCCCGTCCGGTCCACACACAGCCACCGGGCGCCGATCTTCATCTGCTTGCAGAACCGGACGATGGCCGCCGCCTGCTCGAGCGTGGCCGCCTTCGGGAAGGGCATCTGGCTGTCGAGCTGGAGCATTGTCCGAGCCTGCTTGAAGCCATGGAACTTGCCGGCCCGGTCGGTCCACCCGTCGCTCAACCCGAACCGTCCGTACGAGCAGAGCACTTGGTCCACCCCCTCCAAGGCAAGGTCGAACGCTGCCAGCGGGACGACCGGCCCGACAAACCGGACGATCCCCATCGCGTTGTCCATCATTGCCGGGCTGATGATCCCCATGCTGATCCCCTCGTCAGGGAACCAGCCCCGCGCCATCGTGCTCGCCTCTGCCGTCCGACCCCGGCTCACGTAGGCCATGAAGCCCTCGTAGGTCTGGAGCCCGGGGAAGACGACCCGCTGCTCGATGACGTTCTCACAGTCGGCAGCGTCGAGGCGGATGACCTGCCAGCGGTCCCGGCTGACCCACTCCTTGTCGGTCTCCATGTCGATGCTGCCCCAGCCGTACCGGGGCTCGCACCGCTGGCCGTACTGGCTGGTCCGGTCTCGAGGATTACTGGCGGCGAAGATCTTGATGCGCCCCGGGACGCTCGAGTCGGCAGCGGACAGGATGTTCTGCACGCCTGCCCAGACGCCGTCCGGCACCTCCTCGGCTTCGTCGAGGACGACGTGCGTCCGGCTGACCCCGCCCCAGCGTGGATGCGGCTTGGTGCGTGGCGATGGGTGGAAGCCCCGGAGCGTGCCGTGGCCTGACTCGCCCTTAGGGATGGCGACGAGGTGGATGCCCTGCTTGCTGTCGGTGTTGCTCTGGATCGACGTGGCCAGATCCTCGTCCATGCCGGCGGGCCGAACCAGAGCGGTACGGTGGAAGGTCTTGATGCTGGCGAAGATGTTCCGCGTGGCGTGCGCAGCGGTGAGGCTGACGACCTTGATACAGGTCCAGTCGGCGTCGCGCCACCAATCCAAATAGAACCAAGCGGCGGCACCGTAGCTCTTGCCCATCGACCCGGCGCCTTGAACCAGCAGCTTGTCCTGCGCCATCAGGCCGTGCCAGACCCGGCGGCAGGACTCCGGTCTCCAGTCGAACGCACCCGGTCCCCAGAGCAGGATGGCCGCCGGCTCGAACAGGTCGGCGTCGAGCAGGCTCTGCACGTACTGCCGGATGATCGACTCCGCCATGGCATTGGTCATCTCCAGCCGCCCGGCGTGCTTGGCATGGTTGCTGGCAAGGAACGCGGCGGCTCGTATCAGGCCGCGCTCCTCGCTGCTGTCCACCAGCTCTCGGGCTTGGGTGGCGACCGCGATGGCCCGGGCGACGGGCGCCGGCAATGTGGCGAGTAGATCTGCGCTCATCGATGGTCGTGAAGCCAAACAGCCAGCGCCACGCACGAGAGTACGATGGCGCCGGCTGCGAGGAAGTCGTGGAGGCTGAAGACGAGGTGGACGGTCACGGGCGGAGGATCGGACGACCGTAGCTGCGACCAAGCGGGAACGCCATCAGGCCGGTGGCGTCTCGCTCGAGGCGCAGGCGCACAGTGGTGCCCAACAAGACGCCCGGGTTGGCCGTCGGCCCGCTGCCGGTCGGCTGGGTGCGCTTAAACACGGCTGACGTCGCAGTGACCGCTTGGCACTGGTAGGTGACGTCCGGCATCGAGGCGGCCTCGGTGTTGTCCTGTTCATCGTACGGACGCAAGCCGTACTGGGTCAGGGAGTTGGTGTAGTTGTTACCGGGCACGAAGTAGGTTGGCATTTGGTGTTAAGTTGTTGATTGTGAGGCGGATCAATCGGAAAAAAGCACTTTTGAACTCCATATGACGTGTGTTGTATGGTGTTATTAAAATGGGTGTTGATTTGGAGCAGGTTACAACATGCCGGTCTGCGCGGTGCGGATCATATCGTCTAACCCGGGCTGATTCAGGTCGGCGCTGTCTAAGTTTGAGTAATCCAGAGCCGGCACAGAGTCCCCGGGAGCGTCCACCGGCTCAGGGACGACGAGCTCGGCCTCGAGCCAAGCCTTGGGTGCAATGGCGTTCCGGTGGTAGACCTCGAAGGATAGCTTAATGTCAGAGCCCTCCGGGCGCCTCTGGTCCTCGGCAAACTCGCCTGCCAGCTTGGCATCGACAGTCAGGGCTGCGAGCCGGTCGAATGTGGCCTCCACCTTGCCGTCAGCCTTCTTCACGACTTTGGTAGGCAGGATCCCCTCCACCATCTGCCGGAGGATGTCGCGCTTCTGGTCTATGGCCATCACGGCCCGGGAGTGGACTTCGGCTTGGATCTCAGCGATGCGGTCTTTGACCTCTGGCCGGCTGTAGACCTGATAGCCGATCTGGGTCGCGGCAGTGGCATGCGGGCATAGCTTACGGTAGGCAGCGGTCCGGTCGAGCCCCTCGGCAACCAGCCACGCGAACCGCTCGTGCAGTCTGTTCTTCAAGCGAGGCATGCGAGTCGATTTATAGAGAATCAGCAAAACATGTTGCGCGAATCACACAGATG